ACCCCGCCTCGTTCCAAGACCTCGTTCCAAACTCTCTATAAATGACGTACGTCATTTATCATTTTAACAAAATATGTCCGGCCGTGGCAGGAATTGGTGCTTTACTCTTTTTGAGTATACACTCCCTCTCTTTCTCTCTCTACCCGATTGGGCTGAATATTTGGTGTTCCAGGAAGAGGAGTCTCCGACGACCAAGAAACGGCATATCCAGGGGTACTGTACTCTGAAGAAACCTCAGCGTCTATCTTTTCTTAAAACAAAACTCGGTAATGGAGTCCACCTCGAAATTGCTAAAGGATCCTCATCCAGCAATAGAGATTATTGCAGAAAGGATGATTCAAGAGTCTCTGGGCCATGGGAATTCGGAGTATGTGCGGAGCAGGGGAGCAACAAGAGGAAGACGATGGAACGTTTTCAGGAAGACCCAGAGGAGGTTCGGCTTTCCGACCCTAAGCTGTATCGTCGCTGCCTGGCGACAAAGATTAATAAGGAGTTCGCTGGTCTGTTACTCCCTGCATTTGATAGACCTTGGCAGTCACTGGTTGAGAAGGTACTCGACGAAGGCCCAGATGATAGAACTATCATATGGGTGTATGGCTCTCAAGGCAATGAAGGCAAGACGACCTGGGCCAAGTCTAAGATACAGACCGGTTGGTTCTACTCCAGGGGAGGAAAGGGAGAGAACATCAAGTACTCCTACGCCGAGCACTTAGGACATTGTATATTTGATCTACCCAGGCAAGTGGAGGATGTTCTTCAGTACACTGTACTTGAGGAGATCAAGGATCGTCTAATCAGGAGCAGTAAATATGAGCCGATAGATTTTAATTGTAGTGATAAGGTTCATGTCGTTATTCTCAGCAATTTTCTTCCCCAGTTAGATGTTGAGTATGATAGTAAGGGTAATTTAGTCAAGAAGCCCCTATTAAGTAAGGATAGATTATGTATTGTTAATATTGATGAGTCTGTAGTTGTTCGTGGTGGTCAAACGGTGACGTTTGATCAGTATATGGAATAGTGGGCTTCCTATACATGGGCCGGCCCATTAAAAGCTGGGCTGCCAGCCCAGCGTATATAATTTTGCTTCTTTAATAAAAGAAGGAATGAAATGAAAATAAAATTTGAATTAAAGTGGGGACCATCCGAGCAGGACCACATACAACTATACATATATGAAAGAATGGCTGCGCAGCTACACACCACACACGAAAAATAAGAAAAGTAGCCACGTCATCGATCCCAACTAGCGCTCTGTGACGTGTCAGTCATTTGTGTTTGTTACCGGATATTTATGCTTACACTTTGACTTGTCACTGGAACGAACTACTGGCAAGAGGCGGGTATAGTATT